ACAGTTCCACTCTTTTACTTTGTCGATGATTAAAGCTCTTGATAAAACAAGACATTAGTTTGATAATCAATATCAGGATTAAATTATAAAAAGCTAATTATTAAAATGTTCTTAATTCATTTAATGAATAAAATTGTCGAAAGGATAATCTATTTGGCGGTGGGAGTGGTTTTGGGTTTTGTGATCAGCGACCTATTCATCAATAAAGCCCAAATTCCTGCTCAAGACGAACAACCGGTGGCAGAAACCACCCAAGATCAAATAGAGATTAACCTAGAAAACGCTGACTCCACTCCGGAAATAGTAGAGTAGTTTTTAATTTAAAATGGTTGACAGAATTGTCTCCTATATAAAAAAATCCGACAGTCAAGTCTTAAGAAAAGTTAAGATGGTAGGTTATTTGCTTAATTCCGATTGTTTCTTTATTGATTATGGAGACAACAATTTTTTTGTTATGTCTAAAGAAGATTTATTAAATAATTTTGAGCGGCAAATGGAATTTGCAAAAATTAATAAACGTATCAAATACATAACTGATGATAATTAGCAAATTAGCAATTTTGTTTTCCGATATGCCCGATGAAATAAATCGGGTAAAATTGGAAGCTAACGGATATCAGGTAATTAATATTAACGATACCAACCAAATCCAGGCCTACGAAAAGTTTAGGAGGGAAGAATCAATGAAGAAAATGAAGTTTATTGAAGAAAAAAAATAAATACAGACGAACGAGAATGAATTGGAAAAACGAAAAAAGAAAGTTAAATGAGCTGAAGGAGATGGCAGGCAATCCACGAAAGGAAACAGAAAAGCAAGCACAAGACTTAGCCCAAAGTTTAAAAAAGTTTAACTTAGTTGATCCAATTATTATCAATCAAGACAATACTGTTATCGGCGGACATTTTAGGCGTAAAGTTTTAATTGATAAATACGGCAAAGATTATGAGGTAGATGTGCGGGTGGCTGATAGAGAATTGAATCGTAAAGAGATGGAAGAGCTTAATTTGCGGTTAAACCGCAATACCGGGGAATGGGATTGGAATTTATTAGCGAATTTTGATGAGGAAATTTTAAAAGATATTGGATTTGATAGCGAAGAATTAGGTAAAATTTTTGAGGAGGTGGAAGAAGATGATTTTGACGCGGAAGAAGAATATAATAAAATTGGAGAGCCAAAGACGAAGCTGGGGGATGTATATCAATTAGGCGAACATCGATTGATATGCGGGGACGCAACTAAAAGGAAAGATATTGAGAAGTTGATGGGTGGAAGAAAGGCAGATATAGTTTATACAGACCCTCCTTACAATGTGGGCTATGACTACTGGGGATTTAGAGGAACTAGAAAGAAAGGATTTATAAGTAAAAAAGTTTTTAACGATAAAAAGAAACCAGAAGAATATCAACAATTTATTAAAAATAGCTTCCACAACGCATTTGATTTTTCAAAAAATTATAGCTCAGTATATTGCTGGCATGGAACATCGAGCGAAAGAGAAGTTAAAAATGGATTGATTGAAAGCGGTTGGCATATTTCACAAACAATAATTTGGTTGAAAAATAGCATAGTTTTGAGTATAGGCCAGGATTATCATCGTATTTATGAGCCCTGTTATTTTGGATGGAAAAAAGGACAAAAACATCTAATAAATAAAAAAATAGGCAATAAGTGGAGTGAGGTAATTATATTAGATAGAGAAGATTTTCAAAATTATTTTGATGTTTTTTGGGAGCATAGAGACAAAATAGTAGATTATGAACATCCCACTCAAAAACCAGTTAGATTAGCAGAAAGAGCGATTAAAAGGCACAGTGAGAGAGGGTTTATAATTTTAGACACCTTCGGTGGTTCAGGTTCAACTTTAATAGCCTGCGAACAGCTTAATCGTAGATGTTATATGATGGAATTAGACCCAATTTATTGCGATGTGATTGTGAATCGCTGGACAAACTATACAAAAAATAGGAATATTATTAAAAATAATCAGAGCATTACTTGGGACAATCAATTATAAACATAATGCAAATAGAAAATATAAATATCAATTTAATTAAAGATCATCCTGGAAATATCAGAAATCATCCTGCTAAACAGATTCGTTTACTTAAAAAAAGTATTCAAGAATGTGGTTTTAGGTTTCCGGTTCATTTAAACGAAGATAAAGTTTTGATTGCTGGACATGCTAGGGTGGAAGCGGCGAAACAGTTAGGTTTTTCCGAAATTCCCGCGGTTATACATACCGATTTATCAGAACAGCAAGAAAGAGCCCTGAGGATTGCCGACAATCGACTGGCAGAATTATCAGAATGGAACATGGATTCGTTAAAATCAGAAATGGATATATTGTCCGCAGAATTTCAGGAGATTGTTGGATTTAATTTGTCAGATTTAGAATTTAATTCTTTAGAAGAAGTAAAACCAGAGACAGAAAAAATTGATTTAACGAATAATCCTAAACCAAAGACGATTAAAGTTTGTCCTAAATGCGGACATCAATGGGAATGAGTTTTGAATTATTGGCCAGGTTAATTGTGATCGTTTCATTTTCAGTAGTTTTAATAATTATTTCTAAACATGTTGGGTGTGTTAATTTTAAGAGACAAATAAAAACTCTTTGGCGAAGATTGCCCAAAATGAAGGTAAAAAATTTGATAATTAAATTAAACGCGGAGAAAGGCGCTAAGGTAAAAAATTTGATTTTAAACAAAAGAATCTTAGAAAAAGTTGCTATTTTAGAGGATGCTGGATTTTATGTCGATCCAGATACCACACTTGAATCTTTGATAAATGGATTGGATAAAATTTCTGTAGCGACAGAGCCGGCCGAAGAAATGGCAACGGGAAAAACTGTGAAGAGTTTAATAATTAAATTAAAAAAGAAGATGGAATCCGAAAAAAACTCATCTAATAGTCAAGAGCAAGAAACAGAAACTATATCGGATGATCAGAACAACTCCAACATTAACGAACCAAATCTTAATATTGGCCCCGAAGAAGAAACCGTGCCGGACACTAAACCAGAGGTTGGTGTAGATGAAAAACAAACCAAAATAAAAGTTCTTGAAGGTAGGGGATATGCTTTTTCTGAAATTAAGCAGTCCTATTGTAAAGACGGAAAATCGGATATTACCTTAACCCAAATAAAAAGAATGACCTTAGATGAAATATCAACCATCTAAAAAAGAGTTATTGGAAAAATTAATAGGAGATCAAGAGGAAAAATTATCAGAAATACCAGACGAGATTGGAAAATTGGAGAATGAATTATTTTTGTATGGAATCAATGAAGGATTTTATACCAGGAAGTCGGTTAGCGGAAAGTCTTTTTGGGAAAACGCCCTGGCCGATGCTCAGAGAAGGATTAGGGACACTAAAAGAAAGCTGGAAATTATAAAATCTAAAGAATATTCCAGAGATATTGAAACTTATATCAACTTTGTTAAAGAAAAATTGACCGAATTAAAAGAATAACCCTTGACAGGTTATGTTATTAAGATTAGTTTTTGGGCATGGAAAATCTAGAGAAAACTAGCGGAGAAGTAGATCAAAAACCGTTTAGAGAGGAAAATGGCAGATTATTGCCCGGACAGCAAAGTTTGAATCCTAGGGGAAGACCAAAATTAAGTAAACTTCAGAAAAGAAAAATTATAATCGCTCGCGAGGTTGAGTTAAAATTAATTGAAAAGATAGAAAAAGAAATTGATGAAATACTAATAGCCAATTCCGACCTGGCCAAGGGAATATATTTAATGAAACCAGTTAGAGATAAAAAAACCGGAGAAATAATAAATATTAGGGTATATAAATCAAAGCCAGACGGGCAATCTATCCGTGACATATTAGATAGGATAATTGGTAAGCCAAAACAGGGCCTGGATATAACCTTGGGCAGGGAAAGAATTGTAGACAAAGAACAAATAGATGAACTTCTCTTTAGAAGAACAAAAAATAATAGTCCAGGCGGGGAGATACAGCTTAGCTGATTTTTCAATAATTACTAATTCTAAATACAAACCAACTTGGTTGCATGAAGAAGTTGAGAACAAGCTAGAAGCGGTAGAAAAAGGAGAAATTAAAAGATTAATGCTATTTTTGCCTCCCCGCCACGGGAAGTCTCAGTTGGCTTCAATCAATTTCCCCGCTTGGTATTTAGGTAGAAACCCAGATAAAGAAATCATTACTGCTAGTTATTCCGGAGATTTAGCGCAAGATTTTGGTTCTAAAACCAGGGAATTGATCGGCGGAGACACAAATTACAGATATATTTTTCCTGGTATAACTTTAAAAGAAGATGAAAAAGCTAAGGCCAAATGGAGAACCAACAAAGGAGGAAGTTATACTTCGGTTGGCGTTGGAGGAGGGGCTACCGGCAAGGGAGCGCATTGTTTAATTATTGATGACCCAATCAAGAACCAAGAGGAAGCAAATTCGGAGACCTACCGAAATAAAGTCTGGAATTGGTATATATCTACCGCTTATACCAGGTTGGAAAAGAACGGAGCAATTATAATTATTTTAACTCGTTGGCATCTTGACGATTTGGCTGGAAGATTACTAAAAGCCCAAGCCGAAGGAGGGGAAAGGTGGGAGGTTGTGAAATTTCCAGCGATTGCCACGCAAGATGAAAAATATCGCAAAAAGGGCGAAGCATTGTGGCTGGAAAAATATAACCTTGAAACACTTTTAAATATTAAAAATACTATTGGGACTTATAATTGGAACTCTCTTTATCAGCAAGAGCCTATTCTATCCGAAAATCAGGAATTTAAGCCGCATTGGATTCAAAAAAGAAGATGGGAAGATGTTAAAATATTAAATACCAGAAATTTTTTAACCATAGATACCGCCATTTCTGAAAAAGCCAGCAGTGATTCTACCGGAATAGTTAAAAACTACGTTGATAATGAGAATAAATGGAATTTAAAAGCCGAAAGATCGAGAGTAAATCCCAAAGAATTGATAGATAAATTATTTTATTGGCAAAATCAAGATAATTTTGAAAAAATCGGGATTGAAAAAACCATCTATCTTCAAGCAATTAAGCCGTTTTTAGACGAAGAAATGAGGAAGAGAGACAAATTTTTGCCTATATATAAATTAGAGCATCAACAAACCGCTAAAGAAACTAGAATCAGGGGTCTGATTCCTAGATATGAGAGTAAAAGTATTTATCACATTGAAGGAGAATGCGAGGCGTTGGAAGATGAATTATTGTCTTTTCCTAAAGGAATGAACGATGATGTTATTGACGCCTGTGCTTATCAAACACAAATAGCCGAAGCGCCAATGAGTAGAAAGAATTTAATTAACATTTTACAAAGTCGTGATCAAAAAAGAAAAGAACAATCAGAATTTTTATAAAAAAACCGATGTTACCAAATATATTGAGGAAATGTGGGAAGAAATGCACGATCCAATAGTCAAAGAAAGGGAGAAATATTTGCAGAATCGGGAGGAAAGGGCTAAGATGATTAAAATTAATGCCGGTCTTTAAATTAGATGAAAATTTTTAAAATCATAGAGAAAGAAATTGATAGTTATTTAAACGAAATAACTTATCTAGCCGGTAATATTGCTTTTTCCCAAAGGAAATTGATTAAAAATATCATTAACCACGAATTAAGGCATTATCCCTATGGACAACTAGATAGCGAGGGGGATTATCGTATCTGGTTTGATATTATTTCTCCTCGAATAAATGCCGAAGTAAAAAATCTGGATTTTGATACTAAAGATATTTTAATTGATTCTGATTTGCCTAAAGATAATATACCCAACTTTGTTTCTAATTTATCGCTGAAGAGGTGGTTGAGGGATAATGGTCAGGCCGGAGAATTAAACGAATCGGTAGAACAATTTTCTGGATGGGGAAATGTGGTTTGGAAAAAAATTAAAGATGGATACGAAAGAATTGATTTATCTAATTTTTATCTCTCCAATGTAACCGCTAAAACTTTAAAGGACACTGTCGCGATTGAGCGTCATCAGATGAACCAGTCCGAATTAAGAAGCAAAGGAGGAATTTGGAAAAATGTTAATGAAGTTATTGAAGAGTGCGGGAATAAAACTTTTCAGGCAGAAAAAGACCAAATGGTTTTTAAAGACACGGAAAATAAATTTTACGAAATTTACGAACGAAACGGAGAAATAAGCGAAAAAGATTTATTTGAGGCTCAAGGGAAAAATGGCGGAGACGAAAATAAGTATATCCTGGCAAAGATTGTGGTGGCCGGACTCAAAAAAGGGCAGGAAAAAGACGACGATAAATTTATTCTTTATGCCGATACCATATCTAAAATGCCTTATAAAGAAGCTCATCGAGGGAAATACAAGGGCCGATGGATGAGGGAAGGGTTGGTTGAATTATTGTTTGATTGTCAATATCGAGCCAATACTATCGGTAATCAATTAGCCAAAGGATTGGAATGGGCATCTAAGGTTATTTTCAGATCATCTGATCAACTTATCGTGCAAAATGTCCATACTGATATGAAAAATGGAGAAATAATCCGATCTCAAGACCTCCAGCAAATAGTTTTAAGAATGACTGGATTTGATCAATTAGTTAATGACTGGAATCGGATTATTCAACTGGCTGATGCCATAGCCAACTCTTACGAAGTCGTCACTGGCGAAAGTTTGCCTTCCGGAACGCCGTTTAGATTGGCGGCGACCTTAAATATTAATGCTAACAAACTTTTTGACTTTTTGCGCGAAAAGCTGGGACTAGCTTTTCAAGAATTGTTTCAGGATTGGATTTTGCCAGACCTAATTAAAGATTTGAGAGCCAAGGAGATATTAAAACTCACCGGAGACAGCGATTACCTGAATCGTTATTACGAATTAGTAGTTAATGGTTGGTATATTGAAAATCTTTTGAGACTGCCCCCACACACCAAAGAACAGGCGGAAATTTTAAAGCAAAATAAATTAAACGAAATTAAGCAAAGACCGGAGCAATTAATAGAATTGGAGGAAGGACTGCTTGACGATTATCAACCCAAGGCGAGCGTGATTATCACCGGAGAAAATCTAAATCTCAATTCCGAACTGGAAACCCTATCTTCGTTTATAGCACTAGAACAAGACCCGATTCGTAGAACCGCTTTAATAGAATTGGCCATGAAGAAAAAAGGAATTGATGTTGGTTCTTTGCCTAAAAGTGAGAATGTGCAGACGATCCCAATTAACAACATTTCTCAAAAAGCCGGGACTAGCTTGACACAGGAATAAATAATAACTAAACTAAAAATGATGAAAACGATGAATGACTTCCAGGATTTTTATACTCAAGAGACCAAAAAATTTATTAAATATTGGCAAAAAGATAATCAAACCGGAGATACCCCAACCATCAACGAAAAACAAGAACAGACTATTTTTAAAACTGCGCTAGTTAGCGCGGTTAATTATTTATTGATTGAAAAAAAGAATAATAGTCAACCAAACGAAGAGGAAACGAAAAACTATGAATGAGGGGAAAAATTTGCGAGATATTTTGAAAAGAGACGCCTACCTTCCATTGAGAAAATATTTAACTTCTAGACTACTGGAATTACAAAACATAGAAAACATCAAAGAAGTGGAAGGTTCAGAAGAACAAGCGGTAGAAGTAAAATCTCAAAAAAGAGCATTTCTAAAACTTAAAGAAATTTTGGAAGATTTGATGGTTATAGAATTTTCCAGTAAACTGGAAAAAGGCACGAAAGATAGTTATTCAGCTATTGAAGAAAGTTAAAAATTAGTCCGAAAGCCCCCCAGAAAAGCTATTTAGTAGTCTTATAATAAGCCGTAAATAGTTGCCCTGGGGGGCTTTTGTTTACGGCTTTTTATAAGATTATTAAAGAAATCTGCGAGTTGCTTGCCTCTTAAAACAAGCGTTCGTGGAGCTATACCACTAAAATTATGGCAGAAGGACAAAAAGAGAACCTCGACTCTCAAACAGAGGAAGAAGAAGAAATCCAGGATGACCTGGAAAATGCGAAAAATTCCGAAGAAAAAAACAAGGAATTGGACGCAGAAGCTCTAAAGCAGAAAAATAAAGACCTCTATGCTCGAGCTAAAAAGGCGGAAGGCGAATTGAAAAAACACAAAGACGCAGAAGCAGGGGCAAAAAAACCTGAAAAAAAACCGGTTTTAGAGGATGAGTTAATTGATAAAAAAATTGATGAAGTCTTACGCAAGCGTGATTTAGATTCCTTAGATTTAAGTCCCGAACTTAAAAAGGAAGTAAGAAACTACGCTAAATTAAATCAGGTTTCAATTCAGGAAGCAGTTAAGTCTGATTATATTCAGTTCAAAAAAGGCCAAGAGGAGCAGAAAATTAGAGAAGAAGAGGCTTCGGCCGGTTCTTCTAAAAAAGGTTCTGCTTGGTCGACGAAAGATTTTAACCAAATGTCCATTCGAGACTTTGATATGTCCACCGAAGGAGGGCGAAAGGGCTGGGAAGAATATAAAAAGTGGCTTAAATCTCAAGGCTAAAACTTTAACTGCGCTTTAATAATTAAATACTGATTACAGAATGGCTAATTCACTTACGGCTTTTAACCCAGAATATTGGGCACAGGAGATACAACCGGTTTTCTATAAGGAAAACATGTTGCTTCAACTAGCTAATGTCGAAGTTAAACCATTGGTTTCTGATGGAGATACCATCAACAAACCATACCGAAGCCATTTATATCTCCAGAATTACACCAAGGGCACGGATGTAACCGTGCAGGATGTTTCTGGCACCAACGAGCAGTTGTCAGTTGCTACCGCAAAAACTGCGGCCATTTATTATGATGACATTGATGGTCTACAGAATAAGTGGGACTTGGCGTCTGAATATGCTCAAGAAATGGCTCGTTTATTGAATAACGATTTGGAACAGGCGTTTACCGCTGAATATTCTAATGCCACCTCCAGCATTACTGCCGCCGATATGGGTGGTTCTGGTTCTGGAACCTTTTCTTTAAACACCGCAAACATAATGAATATGTTTGTCGTGGCTAAAAGAAAATTGGGCGTTTTAGATATTCCCAGAGGTAATTTTTTCGCTATTATTGGCGAAAGAGATTTAGAGCTTTTGACTCTATATGTAGGCAGTAGAGAGACTGGGTTTGGAGACAACGTAGAGGCCAACGGTTTTACTGGCAAAAGATTTGGATTTGATGTCTATGTCTCCAATAACCTTCCCTTCGGAGCAACCTGGACTCCTGCCGATAATCCTTCAGATGGTGATACGGTTTCTGTTGGCGGAGTGACTTTCACCTTTGAGAGTGGCGCTTTGGATACCGCTGGGGAAATTGATATCGGAGCCACGACTGCGGCAACTATTACTAATTTAGTTGCCTGTATCAATCAAACTGGCACTGCCGGAACCGATTACGTGGCGCTAAGCGATGCTGATAGGTTTAAAACAACCAAAGCTGGCATTACCGCTACTGACAACACTACCAACGTAGCTATTGCTGGTTATGGAGATATTGTAGTTTCCGCCTCTGAAACTAATGATCTTTGGTCTGCCCAATCTTCATATCCGATTTTTGGAATGAAGAAGGTCGTCCAGATGTTAATTCAGATGCCACCCAAGGTTCAATTTACTCAACCACCATTAAGGTTCGGTAAATATGGAATGGCGTTGATGCTTTATGGCAAGAAAACCTGGAATAATCTTAAAGATGCCCTGGTTTATGCCAAGATTAACGCTTCCAGTTGGACTTAATCATTTTATTGGCTTTCTTTTTACTGCTTTTCTTGGAGAAAGCAAAAGCAGTTTTTAGAAACAAGGGTAAGAACTAGATTTGCTAGACTCCTTGATTAAATTAATAATTAATCGAAAAGGACAAAATAATATGGCTAAAGTCTTTAATCGAGCCATAAAGCTGGGGGGCGAACCCAGAGTCGTAGGAACTCCGGCGATTACTGTCGAGTTATACGATGTTGACGCTAATGTTAGGTTAAGCAAGGGCGCTACTGTTCCCACCGACACCGATAGCGGTTATGCCAAGGGATGTCTATTTGTGCAAACCGATGGTGGTGTAGGAACTACGCTCTATATCAACGAGGGTTCAACTACTTCCGCTGACTTTAATGCAGTTTCCGCTGGAGGCAGCGCCACAGCTTATGACGACATCGGCGATCCTGATGCCAATGGCTCTATTGCTATGGGTGTTTATACCGGCACCTATACTTCTTCTACTGCTAGTTGGGGAGGAATCATCATTTCCAATTCCAATTCTGATCCTACCGCTGGCGCTAATTTATTGTCGCTTAATTATGTTGCTGACGGCGACGCACAGGGAGTTTATCTGGTATGTAAGGATAACTCTTCGGCTGATACAAAGTTTCAAATTGCCGCTAATGGCGCAACTACGATTGCTGGCTCTGCGGCTGGAACCGATGCTTTAACTATTACCAATGGGGATGTGACTCTCGCTAGCGGACATGTGGTTTTGACCTCTGGTAATTTGACGCTTACTCTTGGTAATTTGACGCTTACTAGTAGCAACATCGTTCATACTTCTGGAGACTATACTCTTGAAGATGGTGGTATTAAAATTTCAAGCGATAACGAACAATTAACTCTTGGAGAAAGCGACGCTACCGATAGTTATTTGAAGTTTGATGGTTCAGCTCTAGTTTTTTACGATTCTTCTTATGGCGCTGAAATTACTCTTACTCAACTAACCTCTATTGCTCCAAATCCTACTATTGCTGGCGATGTGACTATCAGCGACGGCAAATTGACCTGGACTGATTTGGTCGACGAGCAGGCTGGAGCTTGGATATTCTCTAATACCGCAAGCAATGATGTGCTTTGGACATCTGCTACCACTATTGGTAATGCCCTAAAAATCGTTGCCAATTCTGTGACTAGCGGATCGTTAGTTTATTTGGAATCTAGTGCGGCCGGATTTATTGGCGAATATATTAACTGTTACGATGGCGCGGCTTCTGATTTTACTGTTGGGCTTTATGGTGCGACTATAATTGCAGGAAACGCCTCTACTGATGTGTTGACCGTGACCGTTGGTGACGTGCAGATAACTGCTGGGGACATTGATGTAGATTTGGGAATCATTACGGTTGACAATACTGCTGATGAAGCTAACTACATTAAGCGAAACTTTAACGGGGTTGGCACTGGAGCTGTTTTAACAGTTGAGTCAACCCACGCCAGTGGTACTAATAATTCCTTGGCGGTAGTTCAAAGCGGTACCGGAGCGGCTACCGCTATGAATATTGATTCTGAAGGAACTGCTGATACTTTAACAATTACTGGTAAAGCAACCAGTGCCAGTTTGATTAAAGCTACTGGCGAAGTTGCGACTGGAACAATATTTGAAGCAATTAGCGCCGCAAGCGCTACGGTATCAGCCATGACTTTTACCAACCTGGGCACCGGAGCCACTGGATGGCTTGGGGCCGACGGGGTTGGAATGTTGAATGTTACTTGCGATGGAAATTTAGCTCATGCCAATGCTTCTTGCTTGAATATAACTTATTCTGGCACTGGAGCGGCAAGTGGAATGGGAACATCGCTAAGGATTGTTGATACTGGCGCAACCGCCACTTCTTACGCAGCCTATATTAGCGCTGCTACGGGCGAGGCCCTAAAGGTTGATACTGGCACGGTTCAATTTGACGAAGCTCTGACTCTTGGGATTGATGATATTGGTGCTGACCTGAAAATTTTTGGCGCTACTTCTGGAAAGTATGTTGAATGGGACGAATCGGCCGACTCTTTATTCCTAACCAACAGCACGGTATTGCGAATTGGAGGAACCGAAACTCCCGATGGGGTGACCATAGATTTTGACGGCGCAGACCTAGACATTGATGCGGTGACAGCTAACGATAACATTAAATTTGGTTCTGATATTGATACTAATGTTATCTTCACTATGACCGCTTCAAGTTTGACCCTAGACCACGGAGTAAGCTCTGTGGTATTAGCGGCTGGTGGTTATCTGTCTTGTGTTGGTAGCGGAACTGGCAAGGGGTTGGTAATTCCTTCTCATACTATCGCTTCTCCGAGCCAACAAGACGTGGCTGGAGCTGGCAACATCTTCTTTGAGGTAGATGCTAATAAGCTCTGGGTATATAACGGGACTGGCTGGGTCGGAACTGTCCTGGCTTAAAGCTGGCCAGTTTTGGGGCTTCTGGCTAAAAAGCCCCAATTAAACTTAAATAATGAACGCTTACCTATATAACAATATAAGCACAGCTACTACTACTACGGTTTGTTCTACCGCTGGGATTCTGCATACAATCGTAGTGAATGCTACTGCCGCGGGAACCGTTGAAATAAGGGATGGTGGGGCCGCGGGAACCTTAATTGGCACCCTTAAAGCCAGCGTTGCTGAAGGCACCTATATTTATGATGTTGCCTTTAATAAAGACTTGACAATAATAACTGGCGCGGCCCCAAACATCTCCGTCTCCTATCTTGTAGCCGGAGCTTAATTAAGGGTTAAAAAATGGCTGTTTTTACTAATCAAAGTAAAAATTCGGTATCTTATTCTAACCAAAGCAAAAACAGTGCGATTTGGGATGTTTTGGGTTCACAATTATTACTACAGGAGAATGGTTATTATATTTTGCAAGAGGATAGTGTTGAGGGTTCTTTCAGCAGGTTAATTTTAGAAGAAAGTTCCAATGTTTCCCCTGCCACCTGGACTAATTTAATTAAAGATTGATTTATGCCCTCAGATAAAAAAATAAGTGGATTAACCGCTCTTACTTCTTTAGTTGGCGTGGATTTGCTCGTAGTGGTTGATGATAGCGCTACAGAAACCAAGAAAATTACTTTTACCAACCTACAAGCTACCGCTTGGGATTTTACCGGTGGAATTAGCATAAACAGCACGGCCATGACTACTACTGCGGCTGAACTAAACACCCTAGACGGATACACTGGTAACGTTAATGATTTTAATATTATAACTGGAGCGGCGGCGGCTGGAATCACGGCAATCGAATTTCAATATTTAAACGGAGTAACCTCTGCAATTCAAACTCAATTAAATACCAAAGCTGCTGATGCTGATGTTTTGAAAAAAGATGGATCTGTGGCCTTAGCCGCTAATTGGGATGCTGGAAATTTTAATATCAGGACACTATCTTTGACTGCTGATGGATTAACCCCTGGAAGATTGATAGTTGCTGGAGTGAATGGACTATTAAGTGACGCCACTGTCACCGAAAGTTCGGGTGCGCTAGGTGGCATAACAATAATTTCTATGAGTGGGCAGTTGACCAATACGCTAACAATCGGTACTGCTCCTCTAGTGATTACTTCAACCACTAAAGTTGTTAATTTAAACGTTGACTTACTTGATGACCAATCTGGTTCTTATTATTTAGATTCAGCTAACTTTACCGGCGTTAATTGGACGGATTTAATTGATACCGGGGCGACTACCTTACATAAACACGACCACGGAGGAATGGACGGATTGGCCGACGATGACCATGCTCAATATATTTTAGTTGCCGGAACCAGAACCTTTACTGGCGCTCAAACTTTTATCAATTCCGGAATACACATATTAGACACTAATGCCTCTCACGATTTAATTTTAGCGGTAGGTTCTGATTTATCTGCTGACAAAACCTTTACTTTAACTACTGGAGATTCAGATAGAACTATTACTTTAGCTGGGAACCCCACCTTGAATGATTGGTTTGACCAAAGCGTTAAAACCACCGTCAGTCCTGGTTTTGTGGCTTTAAGTCTGGCTGGCGACCTTACCGATTACGAAGCGACCAATGATGCCAGCCCAGAATTTAGACTTGGTTCAACCGATGCCGAAGAATTACATATACAAACGGTTTATGATGCTGGTCTTCAAACTTTAAATTATGTTTTATTTCAAACCGACGTAGCCTCTGCTATCGCCGATAAAGGACAGTTCATTTTTAATGTTGACGGTACGGAAATTGTAAATATTGATGATGGCGGAATTGAGATCGTGGGCACGGTTACTATTGGAACCGCCTTTGTTTTGACCGGTGGAATTAATACTTTTAATTTAACTAACGGAACGGCTAGTCTGGACGTGGCTTCTGGTGCGGTCGTGGATGTAAATGCTGGTTTGACAGTAGAAAGCGCTAGTTTAATTAATCAAGATTTAACCAGCGATGCTTCTCCTACTTTTGCTGGCCTAATTTTATCTGGCGCTATAAATAGTGATGTAGTGGGTAATACGGGAACCTTTACTAATACTACCGATAATGCTTCTGTGCAGGTAGCTATCTTTGAGGGTGATCGGGCAACTCCAGTCACCTCTGATGCCGCTTATATTTCCTTAAAATTGTCAGATAGCGCTGGCAATCAGGATGAGTTTGGGCGCATTGCTTGGGTGGCAGACGATGCTACTAGCACTAGCGAAGATGGAAGAATAGAATTTTACAATATCGTTGCTGGAATATTGCAGTCTACACCAGTTTTAACGCTAGACGGCGGCAACGTCGGCATCGGGACGACGGGGCCGAATGCTAAGTTAGATGTGCAGGGCAAAGGTGCGTTTGGTTCTGTTTCAGGAGCTTTTAATGCGGGATTAAGGGTGGAAACAACCGAGAACGATGGGGTGCAGATAATTCATACTACCGGTACTGGAAGTGGTCTATATGTGAGCTCGGCTGCTGGTGGACAAGCTATTTATGCGAGTGGGGATGTGATAGCAATGGACGGCAACGTCGGCATCGGGACGACGGGACCGGGACAACGGCTAAGTGTCCAGGGCGCATTGTTGCTTGGCCCTACGGCGAACAATACAATCAATGCGCTTATTTATGCCGATGCTGGGATTGTGCGATTCCGCAACACGGTAGACACCAACTATGTGGATATTGATGCTGCAACAGTCAATGCGCGAACGGCTATGGTGGTGATCGGTACTTCGGCCTCGACATTCGCTGGGCCAATTCAAGTAACCTCTGCATCCAATTCGTACTTTACTGGCGGTGGCAACGTCGGCATCGGGACGACGGGACCTGATAGATTGCTTCATCCAGAGGTTTCTGATGCGATTATTAATGCTGTTACTTATGGTTTGCGAATATCACATATTACTTCTGGCACAGCCGCGGCTTCTTTCGGTACCGGAATAGAATTTGAATTAGAGGGAGCCGATACTACCAATTTAGTAGCTGGAGCGATTGAAACCATTTGGACAGATGCGTCAACCGGGAGCGAAGATGCCGATATGATATTTAAAGTTTCTACCGGAGGAGCTGTCGCAAGTGAGACAATGAGGATAATAAGTTCGGGTTATTTAGGGATAAATACCACGGGGCCGGACAGAAGACTTGATGTGTTGGATGCTACCAATCCTCAACTAAGACTAACTTATACTGACGGTTCTGTTTATACCGACCTTC